CTAGGCAAGCCTAATGGTGTATATGGTGTACCCTTGTACTTCAATGGTGTTCGTGTTATCTCAGCACAGCCACCATATGATGCAGATAACCCACGCCCTGCAATAGATGCAGACCTTTAAGGAAAAAGACGATCCCTTTGTAAAGCACGAACCATGCCCAGATCAGTCTGGGTGTGGTAGTTCAGATGCCTTTAGTCGCTACGAGTCAGGTAGCGGCTATTGCTTCAAATGCGGATTGTATGAGAAAAGTAATGGCAATGTAGCGCACACAAGCGCACCCACCCAACTGAGGAGGCCATTGGAAATGACTGGAGTAGTTGCAGCCATACCAGATAGACGTATCAGCCACGAGACTTGTAAAAAATACAACGTCACAGTGGAATTCGATACAGAGGGCAAGATAGCCAAGCATATATACCCCTACTATGCTACCGGCTCAAATGAAATAAAAGCAAGTAAGATTAGAGTAGTCAAAAGCAAGGACTTTTTTGCTACCGGCACCATGAACGAAGGTGTAGGCTTGTTTGGTCAAAACACCTGTAGAGGTAAGGGTAAGTTCATTACCATAACTGAGGGTGAATTAGACGCACTTAGCGTGGCTGAAATGTTTGACTGCAAGTGGGATGTAGTATCACTACGCAATGGAGCATCAGCAGCAGCCAAGGAGGTCAAGGAGAACCTAGAATTCTTAGAGGGCTATGATAGTGTTGTAGTGTGCTTTGATGCGGACCCAGCAGGACAGCAAGCTATAGACGAGATCAAGGATTTGTTCTCACCCAGCAAGCTAAAGATCTGCACGCTACCTACTAAAGATGCCAGTGATATGCTGGTAGCAGGTAAGGTTAAGGACTTTGTAGCAGCATGGTGGAATTCTAAGGGTTACCAACCAGATGGTATTGTGTCCGGTAGCGATACATGGGATGCCTTGACCAATAAGATGAAGGTTAAGTCCGTGCCGTACCCGTGGTCAGGCTTAAATACCTACACTAAAGGCTTTAGACCCTATGAGCTAGTGACTATAACGTCAGGCTCTGGGATGGGCAAAAGCCAAATAGTTAGGGAGCTAGAGCACTACATGTTGCACGCTACTGAGGATAACATTGGAATCCTGGCCCTAGAGGAAGATATAGCTAGGACTGCTCTGGGTATCATGTCAGTAGAAGCAGACTGCCCTTTGCACCTTGAGGAAGATCTGGACCAAGAGGTAGCTAGACCTTACTGGGAGGCCACACTAGGCACAGGCCGGTACTTCCTATTTGATCACTGGGGCAGCACAAGTGAGGACAATCTACTAGCCAGAGTCAGGTACATGGCAAAGGCATTAGACTGCAAGTGGATTATTCTGGACCACCTGTCTATTGTAGTATCAGCACAAGAGAACCAAGACGAGCGCAAAGCAATTGATGCCATCATGACCAAGCTGAGGTCACTGGTACAGGAGCTAGGCATTGGCTTGTTCTTAGTGTCACACCTTAAGAGGTCGCAAGGTAGGTCACATGAGGACGGAGGACAGATCAGCCTGAGCGAACTTAGAGGTTCACAGGCTATCGCACAGCTATCCGATATGGTGATAGGTTTAGAAAGAGATCAGCAAGAGGACAACGAACAACGTAGGAACACTACTACAGTGAGAATACTGAAGAATCGTTATGCTGGTTTAACTGGTGCATGTTGTTACCTGAAGTATAATAACTTTACTGGTAGAATGACTGAAACAGCTAAACCCAAGGAGGTAGACAGTGGCCTTTAGCTATAGAAATTTTAAGTTAATGAAGTTTTATCCTGAAGGTGACTATGACTATTGGTCATCACAAGCATATACAATTATAGATGATATTGTTTTGATAGGTGCTACTCAAAGTGTTTTTAGACTTAAAGGAGAGGAACTATGGGTTTGGTACACCCCTAAGACATTAGCTCAGGCATTAAAGGATGATGCAGTCGTAGATTACTACTGTAAGATGGCTGCCGACCCTAGAAGTGCTAAGTGGGTTGAGTCATTTAAAAAACATAGAGGCAAGCTGGGTTTCTACCCTAATGAGGTATGCGATGCAATTGTGTAAACCACTGTTCCTAGACATAGAAACAAACGGTCTAAACCCTGACACTATCTGGGTAGCAGTAACCATGCAGGATGGAGTAGTACAGGAACATTACACCCCTGAGACTCTCACAACTGCCTTAGCAGGTTCTTTTAAGGTAGTAGGTCACAATCTACTAGGGTTTGATCTACCTGTCTTAGAAAAGCTCTGGAACGTGTTTGTTGACAAAGCTAGGGTAGAGGACACCTTAATTATGTCAAGACTGGCTAACCCTAATCGTGAAGGAGGCCACAGCCTAGCTAACTGGGGTGAGACTCTTAACTTCCCTAAAGGTGACTACGAGGATTGGTCTAAACTGACACCTGAGATGGTGCTGTACTGTATTAAGGACGTACAGGTTACAGCTAGGGTTTGGGAAAGATGCACAAGTGATTTAAATCTTAGGAAGTTTAGCGCTGGGTCTATAGAGCTAGAGCATCAAGTGCAAGCTATTATAACTCAGCAAATAGACAATGGATGGCTTATAGATATTAGACACGCTATGAATCTACTGGCTGAACTTAAAGAAACCAAGATGAAACTTGAGTGGGCTGTACACCAGAACTTCAAGCCTAAATGGGTGGATGTAAAGGAGGTTACACCTAGGTTTAAGAAGGACGGTAGTTTATCTAAAGTAGGTTTAACTGACGCTGAGTACGAACAGCTACTGCAAGCAAGCAGCCCTAAGCCTTTCATGCGTAGGGTACTAAAGCCTTTCAACCTAAATTCCAGAAGACAGATAGGTGAGTACCTAAAGGACTTTGGGTGGAAGCCTGAGAAGCTTACACCTACTGATCAGCCTGTGGTGGATGAGTCAATACTATTTGCTGTAAAAGACATACCGGAAGCACAGCTAATAGCTAAGTACTTAATGGTACAAAAGCGCGTAGCTCAGGTTCAGTCATGGGTAGAATCTGCCAATGATGACACAGATAGGATACATGGCTATGTGAATACACTAGGCGCTGTAACTAACCGTATGACGCATAGTAAACCTAACCTTGCACAAGTACCGGCAAGCTACTCACCCTACGGTAAGGACTGTAGAAAATGCTTTATTGCTAGAGATGGCTACAAGCTAGTAGGCTTTGATGCCAGTGGACTAGAGCTAAGAATGCTAGCTCATTACATGAATGATCAGGAGTATACTAATGAAATCCTTAACGGAGATATACACACAGCAAACCAAGGACTTGCAGGACTTGAATCAAGAGATCAGGCGAAGACTTTCATATATGCCCTCCTATACGGCGCGGGAGATGCAAAGCTTGGAAGCGTGGCTGGAGGAGGCGCAAAGCTTGGTGGAGAGCTTAAAGAAAGATTCATGTCTAATCTCCCAGCATTTGCAACTCTTAGAGACAACACTACTAGAGAGGCAGCAGACTGGATCATTGAAGGACTAGACGGCAGGAAGCTGCATATTAGATCAGAACACGCTGCATTGAACACTTTATTGCAAAGTGCCGGTGCTATTGTGATGAAAAAAGCTTTGTGTTTGTTGCATGAACGTGCTACACTGGCAGGGTTAGACTATTACTTTGTAGGAAATATACATGATGAAGTTCAAGCAGAAGTTAGATCAGATCAAGCAGACGCTTACGGGAAACTCGCAGTCGAATGCTTGGAAGCAGCAGGAGCTTTTTACAACCTCAACTGCCCCCTCACAGGAGAGTACAAGGTTGGAGACAGTTGGGCAGACACGCACTAGGCACTGTAATCGTTGTAATGTAGAGCTTGTTCCTGATAAGACTTGGTATATATCTTCCTTGGCTAGACGAGATTATATTTGCAAGGAGTGTGCAAAGAAAAAGGCAAAAGTGTCTGATAAGAACAAAATGTGGGTTGACGGTAAATATATATCTACCACGCATCCACTGCACAAACCTGGAAAGTACAAGTCCTTTGAGCATGCAGCATTTGAGTCCTTAGAGAACTACAGTACAGTAAAGGAAGGTCAGATATATATATTGTACAGCCCTGCTTACCCTAGCTGGTGCAAGATAGGAATGGCAGTAGATGCTAGAGACAGGCTAAGGTCTTTTCAAACAGGCACACCTTACAGGGACTACATATTAGTAGCTGCCTATGATGTGCCTGATAGAAGAAAGGCTGAAACAGAAGCACATAACCTGTTACGAGAAACTCATGCCAGTAAGAATGAATGGTTTGTGGTGGGCGCTAACGTAGCTAAAGAGATACTAGATGGACATTTCAATGAAAACTACTGATACATTAATAAAAGACATTTACAAGCTGATGCAGAACAAGACACCGGACAGTGCGGTAGATGTAGAAGCAGCTATAGATAGTTTTGGAGAAGCCTGTAAGGATCTTATGCGTAAAGAGTTTGGTAACAGTAAGAACTTTGATAGCCGTAAGCTGCGTATGTCCAACATAGGAAAGACTGATAGATACCTATGGAACCATTGCAACAATGTAGGCCCAAAGGAAAAGATGCAGTCACATACCTTAGTCAAGTTTATGTACGGACACTTGATTGAGGAAATGCTACTACTACTTACAAGGCTGTCAGGACACACAGTAACCCATGAGCAGGCCTTGGCTGAGGTACAGGGCATTAAGGGTAGCATGGACTGTAAGATAGATGGTGTAGTGACTGATGTTAAGTCTGCTAGCCCATTTGGCTTTAAGAAGTTTAAGGATGGCTCCTTAGCATTCGATGACCCGTTTGGTTACATAGACCAGATCAAAGGCTACGCTAGGTCTGAAGGTGAGACTAAGGTAGGCTGGCTGGCTATGGACAAGGTTAACGGGCACTTGGCATTCCTAAAGTATGACCTAGAGGACGAAGAAGCACCAGCTTACCCTGTCCTAAAGAAAGACATTGAAGAACGTATAATACATATCAAAGAGATGGTTAAGCAGGAAGAACCACCGGAGCTTTGCCATGCTACTGTTCCAGACGGTAAGTCAGGCAACATGAAACTAGCTATGGGTTGTTCCTACTGTCACTTTAAGCACGCCTGCTACCCTGAGCTAAGAACCTTCTTATACTCAAGTGGTCCTAGATACTTAACGGAGGTAGTCAATGAGCCTAAAGTCCAAGAAGCACTCTAAGCCTGTATATAGGTCTGGGCTTGAGAAGAACTTTGCTAAACTCATGCCCAAGGGTAGGTTCCTGTATGAGCCATATGACATACCCTATGTTACACATAGGAAGTACAAGCCAGATTTTGTAGACAAGAAGACAGGGGATGTCATAGAAACTAAAGGGTTCTTTAGAGCAGGGGATACACAGAAGTACACTGCTATCCGTGATATGATAGCACCTACTAAGTTAGTATTTGTATTGTCTGATCCTAATAAGAAAGTTAGAAAGGGTTCTAAACTTACAATGGGACAGTGGTGCAGCAAGGAAGGGTTTGATTTTTACACATTAGATGAGTATGTAGAACATGTCACTGACAATGGATGAAATTAAAGAACGTGTATTAACACGCTACGACATAGACGATCTTCTTACTTTACTGGATGTTACAGCGGAAGAAATAGTAGACAGGTTTGAAGATAAATTTATTAACAGGCTGGCTTTGTTTGAAGAAGAACTAGAGGGCCAGGAACTGAATGATTGGGGAGACGATGATGACCAAGAGTATTGATGATGAATCACCGGAAGCATGGAACAGGATAAACAAATGGCACCGCAATGGTCCAGACCAGCATCCTTTGTTCCCTACTAAAGATGAAAAGATGCCGGAAGCAAAGATGGCAAGCAGCTACACGCGCCAAGGGTATAAGTTTAAGACTGCTTGGGGTGACGATGATGTAAACAGCCCTGCACACTATGCAGACCAAGGCGCTGTAGAATGTATTGACGCTATGGAGTCTATGTTATCCAGAGAAGAATTCATAGGCTACCTCAGAGGTAACTCATTCAAGTACAGGTGGCGGTGCAGGGGCAAGGGCAACGCTGTTAAAGACCTACGCAAAGCACAATGGTATGAGAACAGACTGATGGCACTACTGGAAAAAGAAGAGACACTAGATGACAAATAAGATTGGACAACAGGATTACCTAGGCATAACCATTGACTATGCTAGAGAAGATAATCTAAACACTTTCTCAGTAGAGACACTCAAAGATAGATACTTATGGCAGGATGAAACCCATGCACAAGAAGCATTCGCAAGAGCCTCAGTCTATGGCGCAACGTATCAAGAGTATACTGACTACGATCTTGCACAGCGACTTTACGACTACAGTAGCAAGGGCTGGTTTGGTTTTAGCACTCCTATACTTAGCAACGGGGGAACCACTCGCGGTTTACCTATTAGCTGTTTTCTCAATTATGTTCCTGATTCGCGTGGCGGTCTATCTTCTCATTATGATGAGAACATATGGCTGGCAAGTGGAGGTGGAGGCTTGGGAGGCTATTGGGGTGATGTTAGGAGTAACGGGGTTTCTACTGCTAACGGTAGTCAGTCTACTGGTAGCATCCCTTTCATGCACGTTGTAGACAGTCAGATGCTAGCCTTTAACCAAGGCGTTACAAGAAGGGGTAGTTATGCGGCGTATATGGACATCAGCCACCCAGAGATTGAAGAATTCATTGCTATGCGAAAGACCACTGGCGGAGATCTTAATCGTAAATGTCTTAATCTACACAATGGTGTTAACATTAGTGATGCCTTTCTCAAGCGTGTAAAGAATGATGATAACTGGAGACTCATAGACCCTAAGTCTAAGCAGGCTATCAAGACTGTATCAGCTAGGGACTTGTGGTGGCAGCTACTGCACACTAGAGCAGAGACAGGTGAACCATACATTGTAAACATGGACAGGTGTAATGA